AATTTAGTAAGTATGGATTAACTAAAAACAAATGGCAAGTAATAATTACAAATCTTGCACTGTCATGGCAACAAATGGCAATAGATGTCGACAAACTAAAGCTGTTCGAAGAATGTCGCGAAGATACTTTAAAAATTTGCGATTCATACGGTACACCATTCGAAATGCTTTCATCGATACGCAATACTACATTTGACAACAAAAAAGAAGCCCAACGTCAGTGGTATCGTGATACTATTATTCCGGAGGCTAATATGAGAATTGCTGGAATGAACAAGAAATTCAATACGGCAGAAAGAGGTTATCGTTTAGTGCCTAAATTCGACCACTTACCAATTTTTGAAACAGAACGTAAGGAAAGAGCAGCTTCGTTGTTGATGACAGTAAATGCACTTACCAAAGCACTTGAAGATGGTGCAATAACAATCGAAGAATACAAATTGGAACTTAAAAAGTTTGGAATTAGGTGATAAAGGTAGGCGACATAATAGTAGAACTCGAAACTAACAAAAAGTACATAGTTAGTAAAGTGGAGAACGGGTTGTATGTGTGTAAACCAGTAGCGAAAGGCGAAGTAAAAAAATTGTCCATTAATCAAATACATAAATAATATGAAATTCGACGCAGATTACCTTGTACAAAAGAAAAAAGCTCAACCTTGCGGCGTAAAATCAATGCAATCGGTAAGTTTGAAGGAAATTGATGCAACTAACCGTACAATTAAATTAGTTGCAAATACATTGAACTTTTTTGACTACGACAACGACGTATTGTTAAAAGGTTGTGCAAACCGATCAATTTCTCAACGTGGCGCTAAATCTGAAGCACCAGATAAGATTGCACATTTGCTTTTTCATGACATGCGACGCCCAGTTGGCAAATCAATGTTAGAAGCTGAAGAAGTTGTTGATGGCAAATCGGTTTTATATTGTGAAACTTACATGCCAGAAACTATTGATGGTGATGATACTTTAACTAACTATGAAGCTGGAGTATATAACCAACATTCAATTGGCTTTAAGTATCTTGATTTAGAATTTTTCGAAAAAGGTGGAAATGGTTGGGATAAATTCATTGCAGGTTTGGTAAACCCTGAAGATGCTGATGCTGCTGGCTATGGATGGGGCGTTAAGGAGATTAAATGGTGGGAATACTCTACTGTGACGTTTGGGGCAAATAAACTAACCCCTTATATCGGAACAAAAAGTGAAAATAAAGTTGACATTGCTGATGCGCTTTCGAAAAAAATTGCTATCTTAGCAACGAAAGCAATGCGAAGAGACATTATAAATAAAGATGCCTTTAATTATGAGCTCGCGCAGTTACAACAAATGGTATACGAACTCTCTGAGTATGTTTCGCCAAAAGACAATACCCTGAAAGAAGGTTCACTGGATGCTGGCACACAAAAAATTGAGTTATCAGGTTTTAGTAAAAATTTAAAATTAATTTAGAATGAAAACACAAAAAATTGTTTTTGCATTAGCATCCATGCTTTGGTTGCTGTTCGTTGCCGCCGCGTTCTCATTTGGGGATGTTGGAGTTGGCTTAACTACTATTGCAATTCCGCTAGTAGTTCCAGTTATTAAGTCTGCTGATATTTCTGACACTGAAAAATTAGCCCAGGAGCTAAATAAAGTGTTTGGTGAATTATCCAATAGCATTAAAGCTGCTATTGCGGATGAGTATAAAGAAAAAGGTGCCATGTCACTTGTGGACATCGATGCAAAGTTAAAAAAACTTGGTATTGAGGAAAAAACTTTAGCCGATATTACGAGTGCGCTTGAATTGCAGAGTTTAGCAATTGAAAAAGGTAAATCAAGTGATGCAGCTAAGTTTACACTTGCTGGAATGATGAAAACCGCGTTTGCACAAGAAGGTTTACTTGATCAAATCAAACAGGCATTTGATAAACAAGGGAACGGGTTAGTTGATGTAACTAAGCAGGTTGGTAATATTACTACAGGTCAGGTTACAACTGATACTGGTGGTAACGCGCTACTTGATATGCTTAATGCAGACGAAATTGCTGACATTCGCTTATCAATGCCATTTATTGAAGACTTCTCAAATGTGTCCAATACAAGTAAACCAGTGTTTACCTATGTTGACTACATTCCTGGTGAAGGCGACGTAGCATTCTTAGCAGAGGGAACTGAAAAAGCACAAATTGATCTTGATATTCAGGTTAAAACCGTTGCTCCAGTAAAAGCTGCTGGTTATGAAATCTTAACAGAAGAATCAATTACTGACATTCCTCGTTTGGAGTCCAACGCTCGTGGAATCTTATTCCGTAAGTATTTGTTGAAACGTCAGAATGGTATTCTTTTTGGTGACGGTATTGGTGCAAACCCAACTGGTGTAACTAAGATTGCTTCTTTATTCAATCCTGCAACTTGGGTTGGTGAAAAAGTTAAAAATCCGAACTTGCATGACGTTATTATTGCACTTGCAAATCAGATTTATACAACTTTATCATATACTGATGATGTTGAGTATTTTCCAAACGTTGTTTTTGTGAATCCAGCTGATTTCGCAGCATTGCGTATTTCAAAGGATGCAAATGGTCAATATTTGTTCCCAAGTTTCACTATTTTCAACGATAAAACTATCGATGGAATGCGTGTAGTTGCAAAAAACAAAATTCCCGCTGGTAAGATCCTAATTGGCGACTTCAAGAAATTGAATATTGTTGACTACGTAGCATACAGCGTGCGTATTGGTTGGATCAATGATCAGTTCATCAAAAATCTCTTCACAATGCTTGGTGAAGGTCGTTTCTTCGTATATGTGAAGAGTCTTGACCAAAGAGCATTTGTATACGACGACATCACCAATGTTGTAGCTGGAATCGAAGAAGTAATTGCTTAATTAACATGAAAAAACTTATCTTATTAGTAGCCCTTATCGTAGCGATTGGGGTTACTACTTGGGCACAAGATTATGTAACAAATCTACCAGTTGGAGTTACTTACAAGCGAATTGAAACAGCTAAAACTTTAACTAACACCGACACTTGTGATATTTATTTCAATGTACAGTCGCATAGTGAGTTCAAAGTTGATGCTGGAGTAAATCTTGATTTGACATCTGGTGTTGGTACTGCTACTAATACTATTTATATCGACGAAAGAAAAAGTGACGATCAAGCCTGGTCTAATGTTACATCTACAGCTGGATTAACAGTTTCTACAACTACTGTTGTTGCAACCGATGCTGATGCTGTTAGGGCAAGACAGATACGACTACGTATTATTACTACTGGTACATGCGTTGCAGTTGTTGACTGGGCATGGCTTAAAATTTGGAATTAATAAGTAAAAATAAATATCATGGCAACTGATAAAAAAGGAGACTACAGAAAATCAACTAAAGTTGAAATCCTCGAAAACTACGGAACAGCTTTAAAAGCCGGCCGAGTTGTAGAGATGCATCCAGTTCTTGCTAACCGTCTTATTGTTAAGGGAGTTGTTCAAAAATCAACTGCTGAACTTGGACTGGTTGACAAAACTAAAGGTAAAAAATAGTAAAGTAAATTACCATGGCTAATTTCATAGATAAAACCATTTTTATAGCAGATATAATGCTTCCAAAAGGTGACTACGATAATATTGAAACATATATTACACGTTACGAAAAAGAAGTATTAACATACTTACTTGGCTATGAGTTGTATACCGCCTTAGTGGCTGGCGCAGCTGCCGAACCGTATAAATCACTATTAGATGGGAAAGTTTATGAAATTAGTTTGAATGGTAAGACTAAAAAAGTTAAATGGAATGGATTGAAACAACTTATTGCTTATTACGTGTATTGTGAGTATTTAAGAAGTAAGGTCGTTTCGGTACAGCAAGTTGGAGTAGTTGCTTCTAAGCAAGAAAACAGCTATGTTGCTAGTGTTTGTGGTAAAGTATTTACTGCATGGGCAACTTTTGAAGAGTTGTATGGATATTTATACCAAAATTCACTTGTTCCATCTGCTTACAACTATTTAACTACAAACAAAGATTTACCTGAATTTGAATGTTGGGATTTTACATCACTAAGAGGTAGCATAAACAGTCATGATTTATAGACCAGTTCCATATATCATAAAAGACATCGTAGATACGCTTCGCGATAAGTTTTCAGAAGAAAAAGTATTACCATACTTCGATTTTGGAACCACACTCGAAGTAGTTAATCGATTAAAGGCTAAATCTGAAGTTCCTGATTATAGTGATAAAAGATACCCACTAATATGGTATTTAATTGATGGAAGTGTCAAAGAAGAAATTATACTTGGAAAGAGGATTGTAAAAAATATCACAATTATAATTTGCAATCAGACAACTAGGGAATTTACTTCAACTGAAAGATACGAAACTAATTTTATACCAGTTTTGCGACCATTGTACGAGGCTTTTATGAGTAATTTAAAAAGTTCAACATTGGTTAGATCATCTGATAACTATAAACATGAGTATTACGAAAACTTATTTTGGGGTAATGAAGGTCTTTATGGTGCCACTGGTAATATTTTCGATGACATGCTTGATGCTATAATTATAAGAGGTCTTGATTTGTCACTTATTGAGAGTTGTTAAACATTTAAAAAACATAAAAAATGGCTGGAATCCAAAAAACTTGTGCTGACGAATTAGCTGCCATTGGCGCGCAGTCATGCACTAAAAACAATCCGTTTTTGGACGTCGTTTCGCTGATTATTGTAAAAGCAGGTTTTGAGTTTGCTACATTTGTGGAATTTGCTACTTTAGCAAAGTATACTGATGCTATCAAAGCCAAATCGATGTTCCCTATTCACGAAGTCTTCGAAATCGATGACAATAGTGAAGAATCACTGTATTATGAGTCTCCAACTGGCAAACGTGTTCCAAGACGTCTTGGTGCTTATCGTCACGTTTATAAATTCAACAAAAGTTTGACTGTTCATAAAGCACTTCAGACTTTCCGCAATGCCAATGTTGATTTCTTTACAGTTGACAGTGCTGGAAATATTTGTGGGTATTCTCCTGATGGTATTAAAGCAAAAGGTTTTTCAATCTCAATGTTCAACCCGGAAAAAATGACTTCTGCAATGCAGGATAATACTCCTTCTTGGACTCCAATCGTTGTTGATCAACTTGATGCAAAACAGTGGAATGAAAAAGGTGTTACTGTCAAACCAGGTTGGTTAGTTAGTGAACTTATTCCATTATCAGCAGTTAGAATTAAATTAGTATCAGCTGCCGCTGGAACTGCAACTATTAATGTTTCATATATTGATGGACTTGATTCCGATGGAACTGAGAATGCAATTGGAATTTCTGGTATTTTGCAGGCTGATTTTATCTTCACTGGAGCAGTACCAACCGCTGCCGCAATGGTTGATCTTGGTGATGGTAATTACACATTCCCAGGTGCTACAATGAATACTGGCACAGTAGATTTGAAAAAAGCAGCCGTGGCTACTACTACTGGTGATCCTATCGAAAATTTCGGTGGTCCAACTTCAATGGTACCTGCATAATGTTATCAGGGTTAAGGAGATCGGCTAGTAGATTAAATATTAATGATCTACTTGATCAGTGTATCGAGGAGAGTAAGGAAGATTTATTCAAACTAATCCGATCTCAACTTAACCAAGGTAAAGCATCATATAGAGACTTACCAGAATTAAAAAGTCTAAAGTATAAAAAACAAAAGATTGCATTAAATCCAGAAGCAGATGGTCGAGTAGATTTAAAACTCACTGGATCATTTCAATCTAAGTTTAAGTTAAGATTTTCAAAATATAGTTTCATTGTTAGGTCTTCAGATAAAAAAGCTGTATTATTAATGCGAAAATATGGTACTGACACAATGGGATTGTCTAATGAAAACATGGATTACTATATTAATAGCATAATACTTCCACTACTTCGTAAAAAAATAAAAAATGGCATGTAGTCAACAGAATAACCAAAGATTTAGAAATCTTGATACAGTTAGGATTCTTGCGCAGAAAGCTGCAAATATGTTGCAGGTTGATATGAAAATCTATAAAACAATATGCGATGGTGTTCAAATTTTTAAGTTTTCTGAAGACTGGAGTGGAACCACAGTTGAAACTGTACAATTCAGTAGAGAATATTCCAGTGAAAGTGTTTTACCAGATAATGAAGACTGGAGAAATCTCGCTACTAAATCCATTGAACCAAAAAGTGGAAGAAGAAGTTCTAAGATCAACATGGACAAACCTTCTTGAGGAATATTTCGCAGTAAGTAACAAAGATGGTTATCGCATACTTCTTGAGCAAACAAAACGAGTAGAACTTATAAGAAATAAGATAACTACGTGTTATGCTTGTCTATTACTGCGAAGGGTTAATGATACTACAAACGAACCTGTTATTGTTGATACCCTAAAATACTTCGGGTACAACGAAAATTTGTCCATCGAAGAAATCAAACGTAGACTATCGAGAGAAGCATCGTATCTTAAACTACTTGATAAAACAAAAGAATTAGAAAAAGTAAACAAGAGTGAAGAAATTAATTTTTGGCGCTTAGTTGCTCAGTATGAGGATTCTGCTCAGCAACAAATAGATGTCGATAAAATGACATTGGCACATTGGATTGAAAAAGTAAAAATATTAAGAGAAAAAATAAAAAATACTCCAAATGGCAGAAAGCGATAAAATAAATAAAAATGATTTAATCTCTCAAGAAGCACTTGATTCAATTGAACAGTTAAAGGCATTATTAAATGCTGCACAAAAAGAATTGCTTGATTTAATTAATGCTGGAAAAGGTTTGGATAGTTCAATTAAAAATGCTACTAAAATATCTAAATTAACATCTTCAATAAAAACACTTTCCGCAAGTATTGAGAAACTATATGCCGCTCAGGCAAAATTAGATGCTGCCCAAGGCAAATTAACCAATACAACAAATGCAAACTCTTCTGCAACAAGTAAAAATACTTCAGAAACAAATAAAAATACTAAATCAAAAGACGATAATACAAAATCATCTTCAGCATTAGGTGGTGCTACAAAAAACTTATTATCTTCATTAAAAAATTTAGCTGGCGCATATCTCACTTTGAATGGATTAATGAATCTATTTAGTAAAATAGTTGGAGATACCACTAAGCTTGATGCACTGAATTTTACTTTAAAAACTATTATATCAAATACATTTGAGTTAGCTCAGACTCATATATATCTTGATAAAATAGTAAAAAATTATGGTGTAAACCTTGTTGAGACAACTAACTCTTATGTAAGATTTAGAGCTGCAGTTGGTCAGTCAAATTTAACAGTTAAACAAGGTCAAGATATTTTTGAGTCAATAGCAAAAGCATCTGCTGCGTTAGGAATGTCTCAAGAAAAGACTAATGATGTATTCCTTGCGTTGGAACAAATGTTATCTAAGGGATCAGTAATGTCTGAAGAGTTGAGGCGCCAGATGGGCCAACATTTACCAGTAGCAATGACAGCAATGGCAGCTGCTGCTAAGGATGCTGGAATAAGCGTAAGTGGTACTACCGCAGAATTACTTGACTTAATGAAAAAAGGTAAAGTTGCAGCCGAAACAGTTTTACCATTTTTTGCAACAGAAGTTGAAAAAGCACTTGGTATTGAACAACTAACAAAGGTTGACAATTTAGTTGCTGCGCAACAACGATTGACATCCGCATGGATGGAATTTGTTAAAGCACTTGCAGCTACACCTGGATTAACTGCTGCATATAACACAATAGCTGATTTTACAAGTAGTGTTGCTAATTTAATAAAAAGTGATTCTGCTAAAATTGAAACTGGTGCAGATAAATTGATTTCTGGTGTAGATGAAAAATTATCAGCAGTAAATACTACAAAAGAAAAATCAATAGTATTAACTGAAGAATTAAATAGATTACTTGCTGAACAAAAAAACTTAACCGAAGGTGTTACTCAGGTTGGTGGCATGTCAATAGAGCCACTTGATGTCGAAGGTAAGGGTGTTGGTAGTTTTGTTAAAGCTTTATCAAGAAAAGTGTGGCAAGGTATTGGTGGAAGTACAGAAAGATTTGATGTTACTTTTCCAAATAAAACAATATCTGATCCTGAAAAAAATGCAAAATTATTAGAACAAGCGTATACTCAGGCAATAGAGAAAATAAAAGCAAACTGGGATTTGCTTATTACTGAGAAAGAAAAGAAACCACTATTTAATGAAGATAAAACTACGTTTGAACAAGGTTTAGCAATCTTTAAGGCTCAACAAAATGCAAGGTTTGCAGCATTTAAAGAAAGTCAAGAAGAAATGCGCGCAGAGGCACATAAACGTGTAGTTGAAAGTGGCGCTAGTGAATTAGATATTACACGTGCAGATACTGGATTAAAGATGGATATGGAGAGAAACCTGTTCAACTTTAGGAATAAACAAATGGTTGATTTGTTGGCATATACTAAAGGTAATGCAAAAGCTAAAGCTAATGCTGAAAAAGAGCAAGCTGAAGGTTCTGTTACTTTCGCAAAAAAAGTTACTGACTTTAAAATATCCGAAGATAAGCGTGAGACAGATGAATATCTAAAAGAACAAGAACGTAGAAAAGACTCAGCAATTGCTTTTTTAGTATCGGCTAATTTCTGTGCAATATTAGCCATCTCATTAGTAGTTAAATTATCAACTTCTAATAAGTGTTGTAAACCTTCTTCTGTTATTTTTAATGAATCAATTTGAAGCTGTGAATCAATTAACTCAAAACCTCTTTCAGTTTTAATACCTTTAGATTTATCAGCTGCAACTTGTTGTAATGCTAATAATTTGCCAGACATAGTTTCTTCACC